TAAGCACGCCAACGAAAAACCACGATTTCGTTTGGTATTTCCGTTAAGCCGCCAAGTATCACCCGCAGAATACGAGCCCCTTTGTCGTAAGATAGCTGCCGAAATAGGTATAGATCTGTTTGATGACACAACCTACGAATTACCCCGGCTATTTTATTGGCCATCTTCAAGCAAGGACGCGCCTTACATATTTGAATATCAAGACGGGAAAGCCTGTAACGTAGATAAGATACTAAGCACCTATAAGGACTTCCACGATGTTTCACAGTGGCCTATAAGTAGTCGTGAGGGTGATATTATCGCACACGAAATACGAAAGGCTGGAGACCCACTGGAGAAACCAGGACTAATCGGCGCATTTAACCGCGTATATACTATAGAAGATGCTATAGACATATTTCTGCAAGACAAATACGAAAGAACGGCTACAGACAACCGCTATACATACAAGCTTGGTAGTGTTGCTGGAGGATTGGTATGTTATGAAAATAAATTTGCCTATAGCCATCATGAAACAGATCCGGCGAGCCGACAGTTATGTAATGCCTTTGACCTGGTACGCATTCATAAATTTGGCGCAGAGGATGAGGGCACAAAAGTAACAGATATTACACACATTCCATCCTATATTAAAATGCAGGACTTCTGTGCTAAAGATAAGAATGTTCGTGTTCTACTCACAAAAGAACGCCAGGCCGACGCCAATAGTGATTTCGATGGTGTAGACGTTGAAGCCGACGAAGCAGAGAACACAGACTGGATGGCTGGTTTAGACTACGATAGAAAAGGTGCTGTTAAATCAACGGCTAAAAATATAATATCCATCCTGGAGAATGATCCAAAATTAAAGGGCCACCTATTTCATGATCTATTTAGTGGATTTGACTTGCTACGAAACGGTTTGCCATGGGATAAAAAAGCTACGCAATGGGGAAACAGGGACGATGCTAATTTACGCGTATATTTAGAGGAAAATTACGACGTAACCGGAAAAGATAAAATCAAAGACGCAAAAGACGTAGTATTAACAAAACATCAAATACACCCCATAAAAACTTATTTACAAGGCCTGCAATGGGACGGAGTTCCGCGCTTGGATAAATTAATAATAGATTATATGGGGGCCGAGGACACGCCGTTAAATTGCGCTATGACGCGTAAGCATTTCACGGCAGCCGTAGCGCGCGTTTTTAATCCTGGTTGCAAATACGACTATTGTCTTATCATACAAGGTGTAGAGGGCTTGGGAAAATCAACGCTATTTAATACAATGGGCGGCGATTGGTTTAGTGACAGTCTAACAACTACGGAGGGCAAAAACGGTATGGAAGCTTTGCGCTGCGGATGGATAATAGAGTTAGCCGAATTATCGAGTATCAAGCGCAGCGACGTAGAACAGGTCAAGGGCTATATCTCACGACGGGACGACATCTACAGGGCTGCGTATGGTACAGTTGTAGAAAAGCATCCAAGGCAGTGTATTTTTTGCGGTACCACGAATGAAGACTATTTTTTAAAGGGCGATACTAACCGTAGATTCTGGGTTATATCTACCGATGAGTCACTACGCAAATACACAAATGCTGATTTAGCAGGCAATCGTAACCAACTTTGGGCCGAAGCAGTACAGCGCTATAAAGAGGGCGAAAAATTGTATCTGCCTAAAGACCTGGAGGGGGAAGCAAGATTAAGACAAAAAGACTACAGCGACGACAGCGACGACCCGTTGCAGGGCGCGTTAGATACTTTCTTAGATATGCTATTGCCTGCCGACTGGGACAGCTGGGATTTAAAACGTAGACGTGCTTATATCAGTAATCCCGACCCGTTGGATGAGATTGGAACTATCCGACGTGAAAGAATATGTGCCGCCGAATTTATTTGTGAACGCTTGGGCCGTGATATGACCGATAAGGAATATAAATATCTGGCCCGCCGAGTATGCAGGTATCTAGATAATATGCTGGGATGGGAGCGTATAAGTACCACTAAGCACGCAGCTAAACTTTACGGGACACAAAAAGGATTTAGGCGTGTTATTCAGGTACAAGAAATAGATGACAGCGACATTTAAAGGTAAACCTAAGAAAAGTAAACCGAAATGAAAGTATACCGAGATCTAAAAAATATAAGTATACGTAAACCGAAACAAAAATTACAGTTTACCGTTTTAGTATACCGCTAAACAGTTAGAAATAAACACCTTACAGTACAGTAAACTAAGTAAACTATAAATTGATATTAAAGTATAAAGTTATGTTATATAGTAGTTTTTTAATAAAATATATACAAATACATACCCACGTAGAAGTTACGCGCGTACGCGTGAGAGTTTACCGGAGTTAAAAATTAAGATTATGAAGAAAGAAATAAATAATATAGTTAATCACGCCGAGGTATCAGAAAAAGCAATAGAACGCTATTTGGTAGATTCTGTAAAAAGGCTTGGAGGCGTATGCCTTAAATATTCAAATCAGAATATGACCGGATATCCGGACAGGATAATATTATTACCTGGCGCAATTACTATTTGGGTGGAACTTAAAAGTAAAGATAAGCACGCCACAAAGTTACAGAAAATACGTCATGAGTCACTCAACAATTTAGGATACGACGTGTATATATGTGACAGCAAAGAATCAGTAGATAATGTAATAAATACATATAACAATGCAATATAAACCTTACGAATATCAAAAAACAGCGAAGGATTGGATATTGAATCACAAACGATGCGGTCTTTTTCTAGATATGGGTTTAGGTAAAACGGTTAGTACATTAACCGCCATACAGGAACTTATGGACGATTGCGAAATTAGTAAATCTTTAGTAGTAGCCCCGAAAAAAGTAGCTGAAACTACCTGGACGACAGAGGCACAAAAATGGAATCATTTAAAAACACTCAAAGTGGCTAAAGTAATGGGAACCGAAAAACAGCGCCGACTAGCCCTAGAGCAGAAAGCAGATGTTTATGTTATCGGCCGAGATAGTTTTGTATGGCTGGTAGGAATATACGGCGGCATGCTTCCGTTTGACGTATTGGTTATTGATGAATTAACCAGCTTTAAATCTGCGAAGAGCGAGCGATTTAAAGCGATGCGCATGGCAACACCAACAGTTAAACGTGTTATTGGTTTAACAGGTACTCCAGCGCCAAACGGGCTTATTGATTTGTGGGCGCAAATGTATTGCTTAGATATGGGTCAGAGATTAGGAAAAAGCATATCAAAGTATCGGGAAACATACTTTGAAACTCACAAATGGAATAATATCGTAGTGCGGTGCGACGTAAAGAAAGGATGCGATGATATTATAAAAACAAAAATAGAAGATATTTGTTTGTCTATGCAGGCCAAAGATTATTTGCAGTTACCTAAATTATTGATGCACACAATAAAAATAGAATTATCAACTACAACAATGGCAGCATATACTAAATTTGAGAAAGAAAAAGTGATAGAGTTTAACGATGCACATGCGGGAGAACCCGCAAATGTGTTGGCCAACAGTGCTGCAGGTCTTATGAATAAACTTAGTCAGTTTGCTAATGGCGCTATCTATGATGAAGAAAAGAACGTGCACGATATACATAACGAGAAATTGGATAAGTTAGCAGAGATCGTAGAAGCGGCAAACGGAAATAGCGTTTTAGTATTCTATCAGTATAAACATGATGTAACTAGAATTACAAAGAAACTAAAGGGCTATAAAGTAGAAGCCTATAAAGATGAAAGACAACTATTAGCTTGGAATGCTGGAAAGATAGACGTACTACTTGCGCATCCTGCTGCTACTGCATTTGGACTTAATATGCAGCAGGGTGGACACTATATAGCATGGTTTGGAACAGGATGGAATTTGGAACTGTTTTTACAGGCTAACGCACGCCTACACAGGCAGGGCCAACAGCACCCTGTAACAGTATATAAATTATTATGCGCTAATACTGTAGATGAACGCGCAAATGCTGCATTGGATAGTAAGACCGGTGTGCAGCAAAGTCTATTGGATAGTCTTAATTATTTAACTCGTAAATACTGTGACTATGAATGACAATAAGAAAAGACGACGTATTAAGATATCTGTAGATGATGAAATGTATCAAAGATTGCAGTGTATTAAGAATGAATACGGATTTAAGAATGTGTGTGAATTTAACACGGCATTGCTCAATCTACTATGCCAGTATATAGACGCAGCAGATAAACGTGGTGGACATAGTGAATCGGATAGGATTACGGACAAAGAAGTAATAACCCGCATGTTTAATGACTTTGGAAATTGGGAACACACACCGGATGGTATTGTACCGGTCAGACATAATAAGAACACTAAAGATATATAATTATGGCAAAAGATAAAGATTATATTATGCTAATTCACACAGCACAATGGCTACAGTTAAGGCGTGATACTATTACTAAACACCCACTTTGCGAGCAATGCAAGGATGATGGTTACATAACACCAGCATCCGAAGTACATCACATAGTAGCAGTAGAAAGTGCTGTAACATACAGGGAGAAAGTACGACTAATGTATGACTCTACTAATCTACGGGCCTTATGTCACGAATGTCATGTTAAAATACATACACAGATGGGCAGGAGTGGCAAAGAGGCAACGCGTAAGAGAAATAATGAATATGTTAAAAAAATCATAAAAAAATTTTTTGAGTGAGGCCGGGGGCCATTTTTTTAAAAGGGGGTATGCCCCGTTAAACCTCACCCCAACCTTAAAAAATTTGTGAGTTGATTTTTGGATTTGCGGAACTTTTATACAGAGAATGAATAAATATACAAATATGTCAAAAAAAGTATCGGACTATCAAAAAATAGTCAAAAATGCACTAAAATCGTGCGGAAATTATAGTAAATCGCTGGATATACAGATAATATCGTTAGCATCTGCGCTGCGTACATTAGGTTTGGCCAACGATGAGATAGACACACTAGACGTTACCACAATACTGGAAACAACCAGGTACGGTAAGAAGATGGCGCCACACCCCGCTTTTAGAGTACAACGTGATGCTCAGGACAGTGTAACTAGGCAAATGAAGGCATTAGGACTAACTGCCGCCGATCTATCCGGTGAAATGGACGATGATCCGTTGGTGGATTTGACGAACAAAGTAAAAAATGCCGGAAAAAACCCGGTCATCGTTAAACATAATATCGCCGGCGATGATGAGTCACGAGGTAAGAAAAGATAACGCACAGCAATTAGGCAGGCGTTCTCTAGCTGAATCAAAAAAGAAGTTGCCTATTCTGTTATACAATAAGCAGAATAGACACTATATAAACGTACGTAGTAGACTATGACAGAAGAAGAAAAAGACCGACTGCACACCGCGAAAGAAGAAGTTAGCGAATTGCTGGCCCGGCTACCTATAGAGGACTATAATTTAGATGTCGTAGATACACGCTTGGTAGAATATACTACCGAAGTAGCTACGCACCCGGACGCGCACAACTTATATGAGCAGTTAGCAGTACGTCGTTTTTTTAGACTGACGGATAAATACGGACTTAATGCGACGGAAATAAAAAAGTTTATAGCCTGCTATGAAAATCTATATTTTCCCGGTAAGACTGGGCAGCAGTGTTATAGATTAACGCCTGTACAAACGTTTCAGTTTGCTAGCATATACGGATTTTGGCAAGAGGATGAAAATAGAGTACTCAGACGAGTAGTACGCGAAGTGTGTTTATACGTACCTCGTAAGTATAGTAAGACAACCAGCAGCGCCGCACCTATCGTTTACGATGTACTTTACGGCGATGCAAACGCGGAGTGTTACACCGGTGCCAATAGTAGCGATCAGGCCAAAAAATGTTTTGACGTCATACGTGGATGCTTTAGAAAATTAGACCCGAAGCAGCGACGATACACCGTGAATGAACAAACGATAAAGAGCCGGCGCAAAGACCGTACGGCTTTTGCCCAGTGCTTAACAGCCAACGCCCGCACAAAGGACGGATTAAATGCCAGTACCGTAGTAATGGATGAGTTTAGCCAGGCACGAGATAGTGAATTGTTAACTGTACTTACTACGTCGATGGGTATTAGGGATAACCCGTTAACTATGATCATTACTACGGCGTCTGATGTATTCGACGGTCCATTTTATGAAATGCTACAAGGTTATAAATCTATGCTACTGGGTGATTTCGACGACGACAGTCTGTTTGTACACCTGTTTGAACCCGATCTTGACGACGCGGAGGATGACGAAAATACTTGGAGAAAGGTGCAGCCGCATTTGGGTATTACTGTATCTATGGATTTTTATCGGCAAGAATATAAAAAGGCTATCCGAAATGGCGCGGAGGCAATGCTTGCCTTTCGCACTAAGTTACTTAACATATATGCTGAGAATGAACAAAAATGCTGGATAAGTAGCACTTTAGCGCGTAGAGTTAGTATACCGATGCCGTTAGACGCAATAAAGAATAGGCCCGCGGCGATGGTATCTATAGACCTCAGCGAAAGCGGAGACTTTAGCGCCGTTACTACAGGTATGTATGAGGAGGCAAAAAAGAATTTCTACTATCATACCGCGTATTTCTTTCCGGAGGGGGCATTATCCAAGCACCCAAATGAAAAAATGTATCGCGTATGGGTTGAAAAAGGGTATTTAATATTAACTCCTGGTGAAGTTATTGACTATCGCACTATCGTAGATTATGTGCTACGACTTAATGACGTAGTTACGATACTTAATATCGGTTACGACCCGTGGAAGAGTCAGGAAGTAATTAACATGTTGGCCGCGTCTGGAGCCGATAACATTCTGAAAGGCATAAAGCAGACATACGGATATTTTACGGCTCCCGTAGAATCTTTCGAACATGGAATTAAGACAGGCCATATTTTTATTAATGATAACCCAATTAATGCCTACTGTTTTGGAAATGCTGTTTTATCAACCGATAAGTTGGAAAATTGCAAGCCTGTCAAGAGAAAACAGACACAAAGGATAGACGGTGTCATAACTATGCTAATGTGTTTGCGTCTGTTTATCGACTACGAACGTTAAAGAAGTATAAATGTTTATTTATGTGTACCTTAGTCTACCTTAACGTACCTTAACGTACCTTAGTAGTGGTCCCCTTAGCTAATGTTTTGTGCGAATTATAGAAGTACTTTAATTTTTAGCTAAGAAAAATGGGTTTTTTGAATAACATAGTACGGTGGTTTAGACGTGAAACAGCCATTACGACCGAAGGAAGCGGTACTAGTAGTATCGGTTCCCCGGCTCGTACTGGCGATACGTCTTATCTTATGTACGGAAACGACCAAATGGCGCTTAATATAGCTACAGTTTTTCGCTGTGTTAAGCTACTCAGTGAGAGCGTAGCGAATCTACCTATACAAGTCATGCGTCTTAAAGGCGATTTGTTTACAGCTGACAATAGCAGCCGATTAAATTACTTACTTAACATACAGCCTGATAATAATACAAATGCTTTCGATTTTTGGGTACAGATAGTACAGAATGTATTACTAACTGGTAATGCTTATATAGTACCCATATATAACTCGGTAACCCTGGAAGCCGACCGCCTGGCGTTATGCAATTCAGGCTGTGTTATGCACGATACCACGTATGATAGATACACTATTAGTGATTTTACTAATGGAATATACGGAGTGTTTGATGAATCGGAAGTAATACACATTAAAGGATTAACACTAGACGGTAAAAACGGCCTTAGTGTTTTGTCATTTGCTCGATTAACGGCGGGCATTGCTGCTACTGGAGATAATGAAACGTTAAAACGATTTGCTAACGGGGGTAACGTACGCGGTATTGTAAGTAATGACACTAGTGTACGCGGATTTGGTGAATACCAGGATAAGCAGTTACAAAAAACAGCTGTTGACGTAGATGCTAAATTTAGCGCCGGCCAGCATATCGTTAGCCTACCTGGTCAAGTAGATTTTAAGCAAATATCTTTGAGTAGCACCGACATGCAGTTTTTGGAAAGCCGAAAATTTACAGTACGCGAGATCTGTAGATTTTTTGGGGTGCATCCGTCTTTTGTATTTGATGACACGAGTAATAACTATAAGTCTGCCGAAATGGCTAACGTAGCTTTTCTAAGTACTACATTAAATCCTTATTTGCGGAAGATAGAAACTGAGTTATTGCGCAAACTTATTGCGCCGTCATTAGCAACTAAACGTAAATTTCAGTTTGACCGGCGCGGCCTGTATGCGTGTGACCTGGATAGTCGTGTTAAGTATCAGACACAGACGATAGCCGCGGGAATCTATACAGTTAATGAATGGCGTAGAGAAGAAAATAAAGAGCCTGTTAAGGGCGGAGATGCCGTACTGGTATCAGCTAACCTTAGAGGCATAAATGAGGCCCTAGCAGCGCCCGCAAAGCCTACGACTCCTGTGGACAAAAACGATAGTAACAACGAAAATAACGATGGTGATGGAAACAAAGAATAATAAAGACAAAGTAGTAATAAGGATGCTGCATACCTGTAGCGACGTACAGATACGCGAAGCTGGTGCGGGTGAAGAACCCAGCAGAACTATTACCGGTTATGCTATACTTTTTGGTGTGCCATCTAATCCGATTTGGTGCGATGATGAAAGTGAGGCGCGCGAAGTAATAGCCAAAGAAGCGATAACCAAAGAACTGTTAGATGGGCAGGACATTAAGTTTACTATGTTCCATGACAGACAGTTGATATTGGCGCGTAGTAACAAGGGACAGGGGACATTAAAATACAATGTGGATGATAAGGGAGTTAGCTTTGAGTTTGAGGCGCCAAATACTACCGACGGGGACAAAGCTTTGGAACTGATACGCCGCGGCGACATCGCAGGATGTAGTTTTATGTTTAGTACGCGCTATTATGATGACGCCTGCGTAGAACGTGCCGCTAATGTAGTCAATGGTGTAACTATGATCACCTATAACGTTAAGGCAGTCACGGGAATTTACGATTTTACACTCGCGGCCGATCCGGCATATCCGGACACTTCTGTGGAAGCCCGCGACTTTGCTAGTAAATTGCATGAATCGGCTAAGCCTCAGCAGCAGGACGACAAAGAAAAAACAACGAAAATGCGCGAGCAGGTGCGCGAAATGCGCCGCGCTGCCGGGCATATAATTTAACGACAATGTTTAACAATAAAAGTTTTAGAAAATGCCAAAAGAAAAGAAAACTTTGAATGTTCGCGAATTGGTTAACCAATATCAAGCGAACTGCGATCGTATCACCGAAATGGCTGATACGTGCGAAAAGGAGCAGCGCGAGCGTACCGAGGGCGAAACCAAAGAGTACGAAACCCTGGCGCGCGAAAATCAGTTGCTTAGTATGAAAATGCAGGCTGCGACAGCGGAGCATTTACGCGAAAATCCTAACGCCCGCGAGGATGCTATTAAGATTATTCGTGAAAACGCTACAAACGGAAAGAAAACAGAACTTGTTTTTGTCCGCGATCTGATGATGGTATCTGATATTACCAGCGGCGCTACAGTACCGCTTAATATACAAGATATCCTAAAGCCGCTGACAGAGGGCTTTATTTTGGACAAAGTAGGTTTGTCGATGCCAACTGGCTTGGCTGGTGACTACGTTTGGCCTATGTATGAAATGGTAGAAGCGCAGATTGCTGGTGAGGGCGTGGCACTTGGCGACACTAAGATACCATTCAGCAAGATGCAGGCAGCTCCTGAGCGCATGGGTATTGCTATACCTGTAACTAATCAATCGCTGAATCAAAGTGTAGGGATCTTGGAAACTATTATCCGCGAAATCATGCCAATGTCTATCCGTTTGCTGCTTAATAAGATCTTGTTCAGCACAACAAAGGTAAATGGCGCTACTAATTTGGTTGGGCCTTTTGTAGGATTGGTAGATAACGCGGTAGCACTTTCGTCTGTACCTACATTTACGCAGCTTAATTCCAAAATGAAAGCAGCTGTGCTTAGTACCGGAATTGACGGCGAGCATCTTTGTTGGATTATGAGTAAGAGCCTAGAAGCTATTTTGGAGGGTACCCCAATTAATAGTTCGGGTGTCTACATTCCGATGGCTCAGAATCACGTAATGTGTGGTTTACCTGTCTACACGACTAACGTTATTAGTCCGCGTGTTATATCTTATCAGAAATACACGGCAGGAAGTACTAACGCCTGGGCACCTTATACATTAGTAGAGGGCGATGCAGTTACATACGAAGTAACAGGGGATTCAGTAGGACACGCTTTGGCCGATATTACTACTCCGGTTGGTGGCAAAATTGCTAAGGTTACTGTAGTAACTGAGTACATCGGATTAGGCGACTGGAGATACCAGCCTATGGGTTTGTTTGGCACCCTACGTTTTATCGTGGATCCATACAGCCAGGCACGTAAGGACGCGGTAGATTTTGTACTTAATACCGATTACGGTACTAAGACACTGCGAAAGGAGGCGTTTAAACTTGGTAAGGTAGTACCTGCGGTGTAAGTAATACATAAATTTAAAGTTAGGATTTAATTATGGCCAGCGTAGTAAGTTTGGAAATTTTTAAAAAGCATGTTAGATCGGATGATTTCGCCGACGATGATACGTATTTACAGCATCTTATAGATGCTGCCCAAGAAAGCGTTATTAATGCTACGAATCGTTCAGAATCGGAATTAACAGAAATGGGTAAAGGAACATTTCCGTCAACCCTACAGCATGCTATAATGGTGTTAGCCGCACACTGGTATAACCAGAGAGAAAGTGTTAGTACTACACAAATGTATGAAGTTCCAGACACACTACAGGCCTTAATTAAACCTTATCGTAAGTTAGTGGATGACATTACGCCAACATAACAAACACATAGAAAATGCAAGCTGGTAGAATGAAATATAGCATTACGCTATTAGAGCCAAAAAAGACTACGAATGAGTACGGAGAAGAGGCTACAGAATATGTAGTTACTCGGACCGTGCATGCAGAACGTAGCAAAGCTACGGGTCACCGTAGTGAGGAAGTAGGTGAACATTTTCCAGACTATAATGCCGAATTTAATATACGTGATGCGCATCCGATACAAGAAAATTGGAGACTACAGCAGAAAGGCGGCTATCTTTATACCATAACAAATATTATACCTAACATCGATCGTGGTATGAATACTTTAATTTGTGTAAGAGTAAACGAATAATGGGACAAAGCGCTATAACATACGACGATAATAATTTGCAGCGGTTATTCGCTGAAATGGACGTAAAGCAGAGGCTGCAGGCACTTAAAGGGGCTTTTCGGAGAGAAGCAAACCAAGTGCGTAAGACGGCATTAAACAATCTGCGCGGAAGCATCCGAACCGATAAGGATATGGAAAGCGGAGTTAGGGCTATTGTCTTTAAACGTACTTCTGGTTTTCGTGTTACTATAGGTACTAAGAAAGCTACTAAGAGTGGTGGTAAAGATTACGGATTTCATAAAAACCGCCAGGGTCTTAAAAAGCCAATACTTATCTGGGCAGAAGAAGGAACTGCGCCTAGGCAAACAAAAAGTAAAACAAAGATCTATATGCGTGCAAGAAAAGGGCACGCTACGGGTAGGATGAAACGATACGGATTTATGCGTCAAACTCTTTCTGATGTAAGAGATAGCGTAACGGAGAATCTACAGAATGAAGTTATTAATAATGTACAAAAGATAGCTGAAAAGTATGGTTGCAAGTAAAAAAACATCATTAAGCGCAGGTAGTATTATACGTGCAATACTATTAGAGGATGAGATCGTTAGGAATATAACTACAAACATATTTCCTGTCGCTACTGATACAGCGGTATTGCCCTATATATTATATAGACGTACGTCTTTAGAACATAATCCGAACAAGACAAAGCAACCCGGCGCAGACACCGTACAGAT